CAAACTATAAATTTCGATGCCTCTCGTTCAGTAGGAGCAGAACACACTGGCGAAGAAGTAAAACCTAAATCAATAAATCAAATATGGGTTATTCAAGCTGTAGGAACTATTACTAATCAAACAAGTATTGATGTAAGAACTATTCAAGAAGAAGTGCAACAATTAATGGATTTTGGGAATTATCAAGTAGCTTGCATTAAGGATAAATCCAATTATTTTTCAAGAGATAGTTTATTTACTTCAAACAAAACGTCTATTGTTATTCCTAAGAATATGCGGATAAATATAAATGGAGAGGCTTATATAAGCACGCATAATGTCACTCTTAATACTTCAACATTAGGTGAAAATCTAGCGGGTAAAGATGTTTATATTTATGCCTTAGCAGGTTCTGGAACAGAGCCAGATTTTGTATTATCTTTAAATAGTACAGTTCCTACAGGATATACAGCAGAAAATAGCCGTAAAATAGGTGGTTTTCATTGTTTATGCAAAGATGTTGGGATTATAGAAGGGCATGCTTTATCTGGATATGTTGCAGGGGATATCTTACCAGCAACAAGATGGGATTTAGAACATCGCCCCAAAGGAAGTCCAGAAGGATTTGCTTATGAAGAATTAACGGATTGTTGGATTGCAATTTATCTGCCAAGTTGGGACGGAACTAAATTAGTCAGTGTTTATAATGGAGTTATTGCTGATGGAAGCTCTGCTAAAAAATGGCATGGAGAAGCTTTTTATGAGCAATTTGTAAAACAAGGAATGCGTTTAGTTTGGCGGCATGAATTTCAAATGGGAGCAAAAGGCTCTAATGAACAAACAAATGTTCAAGGTTCATCTGACCCTAATACTACAGGTGGGCATGTAGATACGGCTGGAAGAAGAATGATTAGTAATATAGGATTAGAAGATTGTTGCGGTGTATTATGGCAATTTGCAATGGATTTAGGTTTTGCAGGCGGGTCTGGTTGGACAAATTCTGTTTATCATTCTGCTGTAGATGATAGAAATTATGGACAAGCATACGGAACTCTTTATCGTTTGCTGTTGGGTTCTCGCTGGGTTGATGGCGCGGGTTGCGGTTCTCGTTCGGCTGATTGCGGTGCTTCGTCGGCTCATGTGAATGCCTACCGCTCTTCTCGTGGTGCGTCTGAGCCGAGAATTGAAAATTTGAGAAACTAAGAAACCGAGAAAAAGTTTGGATAGTTGGACAGAGAGGTCTAGAAACCGAGAGACCGAGACTAAAATTTTTAGTTGTGAGAAAATAAAGAAGATTATATAATATTATTATATAAGGGCATATATGATACTTAGATTGGCAAGATTTTTTTGCTGTTGAGTTCTAACTGGAATAATGGCACGAATTGCAGTTCTCGTTCAGCTAATTGCAATGATTCGTCAGCTAATGTGAATGTCAACAACTCTTCTCGTAGTACGTCTGATACGTGGGTGATTTTAAAGCAGGTGCGGCTTACCCTCGGCTGATTGTATATGCCTCACTGAAAAGTGAAATACAAAACAGGGAGAAATAGGGGCTAGTAAAGTAATTGAACGTCCTTATTTCTAAATTTTATTAAATTAGAAGGATAATCAATGAAAAGAAAAGGAAATTTATGGACTAAAATAATAGACAAAAGCAATTTATATTTGGCTTTTGAGAAAGCTAAAAGACATAAAAGTTGGCAAAGAAAGGTTAAAATTATAGAAGCAAATTTAGATTATTATATTGAAAAATTACAAAATGATTTGATAACAGGACAATATAAAACTGCTGAATATAAGTTAAAAACAATTTATGAGCCAAAGAAAAGAGATATTTATATTTTGCCATTTTATCCAGATAGGATAGTTCATCACGCTATTATGAATGTTTTAGAGCCTATATGGGATAATAGATTTATTTATAATAGTTATGCTTGTCGAAAAAATAAAGGTCAACATAAAGGCAGTATAAAATGTATGGAATACACTAGAAAGTTTAAATATTGTTTGAAATGTGATATAAGTAAATTTTATCCTTCTATTAATCACAGGCTTCTAAAGAAAGTGATACGCAAAAAAAATAAAATGTAAAAAGACTTTAAATTTATTAGATGAAATAATTGATAGTGTTGATACACCTGTAAATGTTCCTATAGGAAATTATCTAAGTCAGTGGTTTGGAAACTTATATTTAAATGAGTTAGATGTTTTTCTAAAGCAAGAGAATTGTGTAAAAAATTATTTAAGATATTGCGATGATTTTTTATTATTTTCTGATGATAAAACATATTTAAATAAAATGGCTAAAATAATAAATGAATATGTAGTTAATACTTTAGAATTAAAACTTAGCAAATGTGTTTTGTTTCCAACAGCACAAGGAGTTGATTTTTTAGGATATAGACATTTCCATGCTGGTTATGTTTTGGTAAGAAAATCAACAGCTAAAAGAATGAAGCGTAGGATTAAAAGATTAAAATATGAGTTATTAAAGAATAAAATAAGTCAAGATAAGGCTTTATCTGTTGTAGCAAGTTTATCTGGGTGGTTAAGATGGGCTAATAGTTACAATTTAAAAATGTCTTTAGAGCTAGAATTATTAAAAAAGGAATTAGGAGGAAACTCTTAGGTGGACAATTTCAGTAGTTTTGCAGAAGAAAGATTAGTTGGAGATAAGGTCAGTGTTTCTGACATTCTAAATAAAGAAAAGTAAAATAGAAGATGATAATTATGCTCAAATTCAAATTGAAATAAATGGTGAAAAGAAAGTTGTATTTACAAGTTCTAAAGTTTTGAAAGACCAATTAGAAACTTATAAAGACCATATTCCTTTTATTGCAACAATAATTAAAACAAGAAAATATTTTTCTTTTAGTTAAGGAGGAAATGTAATGATAGGCTATCCAAAACATTTAAATATAAAAGCAGATTATGAATATGTAAGAAACAATTTTCCAAAGGAAATGTGGGAAAAGGATTTTCGTGTTTTATTAGAGACCACACATGATTGGTTTTTTATTAGAGAATTAGAAAAAGGAGAGGTTCCTGTATTATTAGAAAATCAAAAAATAGAAAAAACGGAAGAAAAAGATTGTTTATTTGAATATAAATATGATGAAAATTGCACATTAAATAGATTAGGCTTTACAATAGAAGAAATTGAAGAATATTTAAAATAATAGTTGACAATTTTTACATAACATGGTATAATATTTATAGTGTTCAGATAACAGCTATGACTGTTAAGTTATTACTTAAAATTTAATAAGTAATGCTTGACAGTCTTTTTATTTTATGTTATAATAGTATTGAGGTGGAGGAAATATTGAAAGGTTTTGAGAAACGTTTAAGTAAATAAAATTTTATGTTAATTAAAGTAAATGAATATTATTTTATTAGAAAAAGCAGAGCGTTTAACAATAGTTATATGGTATTAGATTCAAAAGGGTATTTGATAGATTGGTTACAAGAAAAAATAGTTTGGCAAGTTTTTTTAGGCATAGATTTGGAGGAATGGGAATGATTAAAGAATTTCAAAATAATTGTTTATTATATAAATGTAAAGAAGATTATCGTTTTTTTAAAAAAGGTAAGCATTATTTTGCTAAAAAAGAATACAGTAATTTTATTACTGCTTATTTTGAAAAAGGCAGATGTTTAATTTTTACTGAGACATTCTATAGTGTATTTGAGAAGGTAGCTCTAGAATGGAAATAATTAAAAAACCTAATAATAATTGTAGATTATGTAAGTGTCTTCATAACTATAGCTATTTTAAAAAAGGTGAATATTATTGGGCTGAATTAGGAGAACGTTTTTTTGCTGGTGCAGTTATAGTATATTTTGGGGATGAAAGACATGATATATGTTCTATGGTTTTTCCCGACTTTTTCATTAAATTTCGATGGGAGGAGACACAATGGGAATGAGGATAACAGTAACTCCAAAAAGACAACTTATACATTATAATTTAAATGAACAATATATAGCAGTGTCTGTACTTAGTGTGTATGGAAGCATGGAATATAATATTTATAGCAAAAAAGGCAATCTTCTAAATTCTTGGGTATCCCAAGAGGCATTATTTAAGTTTTTTAAAAAGGTAGTGGATAAAGAATGGGAATAAAATTAGTAAAGGCAAAAGATAATTCGGCTCATTTTAGTCGTGGAGAATTGTATAAAGTAGCCCCATATAAAACTATGTATGGAGAAACAAAATATACTATTTATACTGAGAATGGGTGGTATATAAAAAGTTTTGTAACGGAAGGGGAATTACTTTATTTTTTTGATGTAGTTAATAATTATAATTTTGGATGGGAATAAAAGGAGGAAATAAAAATGGAACCAATTATTAGTCCGTGGGTATTTTATTTTATTGATAAGTTAGAGGTAATAGAAATGCTTCCACTATATGTTTTTATTTTGGCAATATTAATAAATGGGGCATTACTTATGACTAGTAAAACCGAAGAAGAGTTTGAAAAGGGGTTTTTCCCAAAAGTGTGGATAGCACTTTTCTCATTAGTGTTTATAATTAATTTTATAGTTCCTTCAAAAGAAACGGCATATAAAATGATTATAGCAAATTATGTAACACCTAACAGTATTTCTATAGTAAAAGAAGCCACAGAAGATAATATTGCTTCTTTATTAGATAAAATAGCAGTTACTTCACAGGCATTATCAGGAAGGGAGGAAAAAGAAAAATCCAAATGAAACAGATAGAAAAAGTAAAGAAATTATATAAACCAAAATTTGAAATAGTAAGAGCAGAGAAAGTAAAAGATAATTATATATTATTCTTAGATGATAAAAATATTATATTAGAAGAAGATGCTTTTAAATCATTATTTGAGCTTTATAGTGCTTTAGTTTCTTATTATGATGTAAGAAAGGATGAAACAAATGATTGAATTATTCAATGGGGATTGTTTTGAAGTAATCGGGGGGGGGGCAGTAAAAGATAATAGTATAGATTGTATTATTACAGACCCTCCCTATAATGTTAGCAGAGAAACAAATTTTCATACTTTAAAGGGAGCTTTAAGAAATGGAATGGATTTTGGAGAATGGGATAAAGGATTTGACATAACAGGTTATATTAAGTTGTTTCCTAGAATTCTAAAAGAAAATGCAAATGTTGTTATATTTAATGCTTGGGAAAATTTAGGAGAAATAGCAAAAGTATGTAGAGAATTTAATATAGCTCCTAAAAGATGTTTAGTGTTAAGTAAATCAAATCCTGCTCCATTTAATAGAGATAGAATGTTTGTTAATGATGTAGAATTTGCAATATGGGGAGTTTATAATTCT